CTTCTGCCGATACGTAATAAATACCATCAGGAAAATATAGCGTTTGAGAGCTATCAATTGCCGCTATGGCAGCCTGTATTGCAGAAAGGTTATCCGTTCCACCGCCACCGCCATCACCATCCCCGACAGCACCGAAATCCGTTACACTGACCCATTCCCTTAGCTTAGCCTGCACATTAGTAGCAACCGCTCCCGTTCCTGCTGGTGTGTAGGTTACCGATGCGGCATCACTTATTATTTCCGTTGGAGACGCGTTTTGTTGCAAGTTATCTACTACCCAATCCGCATTACCCGTTGTATCGTTGTCTGCATCAGTGGCATTCTTATAAAGGACTATTTTATAAGACTGTGAAACGTGGGGAATAAATACATCACCTGAACCGTTAACCGGATAACCTGCGGTATTTATCTGGGCCTTGGCTAGTGTAGTGCCTCCTGTTGAATCGGTGGCCATAGACAAGGGTGTAGTAGTTCCTGCCACGTAGAACTTAATATAATATCCAGACGCTAGAGTTCCGTCTGATTTTTGGTACTGGGGGGGGCTGCCTGTTATTGGTGTAAAGCTCATAACTGATCCCTTGTTAGTATTTGTTGCATTGTATTCATGGCGTCTTCATCGCTAACAGAGCGCAATTTTTCTATGCCTTTCCTAATTAGACCTAAACCGACATTTTGAGCGCTTTGCCCTGCTGCTATTTCTCCGCTTAACGTGCCTGCTATAGAACCGGAAAAGCTACCCCTAGCTGATGGTCTAAACCTTTCATCCAGAACATAACTAAACCTAACCAGCCTATCAGCGTCTACCGGTGTGTCTATTCCAAGCTTTCTTACTTGATCATCTATAGCTTTAGCAGAATCTGAAAGCGCCTGCTTTACGCCGTAGTTTGTCTCTAGTTTTCTCATCTCCTGACCTACCGCTGAAGAAACAGAATCAGAACGCCAGTCTATTCGCTTTTCCCCTAGAGCCTTACGAAACTTACCAAGAGCGCCAGCTATACCGCTTAGCTCATCATTAACAGCAGCATAAGTAGGGTTAACGTCTCTTATTGCTTGGTTAACTTGAAACCTGACATTTTTGGCAAACTTCTCTCCCTCACCTTTAAGGCCTTTGTACTTCGTAGACTCCCAATCTAGCATCGAGTCTATTTGTCTTTTTATCTTGTGTAATTCGTAAGCGTCTGCGGTTCTTGCCTCGTTCAAAAGCTTAACCGTCTTCCTTATAAGGCTCTTGCTTCCAGAGTCTTCGCTTATAGCACTAGCAACAAAAGCGTTCTTATCTTTTAAGAAATCATTTAACAGTGTAGTGTTTCGTCTGACTTCATCCGGGATATCTAGGTCTAAACTGTCTAGACCCTCCATTACGGCACGTTCTACACCTGAAGAGTCTACATCTAAACCCTTTAGCCCACGAGTAACACCGGGACCAGGAAGAGCCCTTTCATCTACTGATCCCCTGGCTATGCTGTCTAGCTTTTTCCTAAGTTCACTTGCCCTATTGTTAAGGATACCAACACGTTCGACCATGACTTCCCCTACTTTGTCTATAGGTCTACGGTTATAGCTACTTTCCCTAACAAGCTTCCTTTTGTCTTTTAACATGTCTAGCATTGCTTTACGTGTCTGCATGTTGGAGTTTTTAGACATAGCAACATCGCCAGACCGGAAACCCTGGTTGACCGCTTTTTCACCTAGCTTGTCCTTAACTAGACTATTGTTTTCTAGTTTTAACCCTGCAAGTACAGCGTTATCCTCCCCCCGGCTTATCTTTCTTCGTGCTGCTATTTCTACGGCTCCATCAACCCCGTGATCCTCTAAAAGCCTATCAATGTCTGCAGTATCGTCTATTAGCTCAACACCTGCGCCATACTTCTTAAGCGACTTTTTTAACGGTCCTACTGGAAGCCCAGACTTCTCGTCAATCAATCTCTTAGATGCCAGGTAATTCCTAACCGGGTTTGATACAGTAGCCCCCTTAATTAGTGGAGCGGTAGCCGCTGCTAGTGGCGCTGTAGCTATCCCAGACGATGCAACCGCCCTACCTAATGGGGTTTCTGTTAATGCTTCACCTACGGCCTCCTGTGTCTGTCTACCAGACTCAGTAAATGGCTGTAGTGATACATCTTGAGCCCTCTGCATAGACTTTTGTCTTATTCTTTCGGCTGCCTCGTAACTTCCAAACTCACCGCCTGCTATCTCTTCGGCTACTCCCTCAAGGAATCCTAGAACGCTTGCCCCTGTAGCAGGTATTGCGCTTAGTAAGCTTGTTACTCCAAAGTCCAGAGCCCCCAATGTGTTCGCCCTTGCTTTTTCGTCTAATGTTGGGATTGGTTCAGGTATGTAGTCCTCTGGCATAACACCTTCGGGGTAATCACCTGGTATATCCCCTATAGGAACGAAACTGTCATCAGCAACACCTGCTTGCTGGAAAAGATTACCCTTTAACGCTTCCGGCTCTTCATCTTTTATCTGGTCAAAAAGGCTGGCCATTATTCAATCCCCAGACGCCGCATAACTTCAGCTTTTGTTACACCTTCCTCTATGGCTGTTTCGTATATCTCCGCCATAGAAACCGTTTCTCTGCCCATTCTACTTGCCATGTCCCTAGGTAGGCTAACTTCTTCTCTCCATGATCCTATAAGCCCTCTGGTGTTTCCTTTGTCAGAAATATACTCACTTTTAAACTGATTATATGCTGCTGATATTGTGGCCATTCTAGACGCACCTCTAAGGAAGCTCATAACCTGCTCTTTGCTTGCTCCCTCTGCTGGTACACCCTTCAATGCAAGCTCAACGTCTTTATCAGTAGCCGGGCCGGGAGGAAGGTTCTTAAGTCCTTCGCTTATGCGTATCTTGTTGAATCTTCTTCTGAGTTCGTTAACCTCATCCTGGCTTCCTAGAACTTTAGCGAAAAACTCATCAATTGAGGCGAAAACACCCCCCTGAGGATCTAGCCTTTCGTAATCATCTGACAATAGTTTAAACTGCCTGGAATCCTCTATAAATTGGCCGTATGCGTCCTGTGACTGTATAAGATTCTTTTCTGATGCCGCTGAAAGCTTTTTAGACTGCCTTTGCTCTGATTGTCTTTTTAGCTCTAGTTCTTGTGCTCTTATATCCCTGTCTAGCTGTTCTTTTCTTTGGTCGTTTGTCTCTTTTTGTCTTTCAAATTTAAGCTTTTCAATATTTAAGGCTAATTTACTTCTATCTATAGAAGATCCCATATTCTTAGTAGAACTAATAATACCGTCGATGAACTCTTTTGTTCTTGCTTCTGGAGGTACGGGCTTGCCAATTATCTGTTCGACTGCTGCAAAGTATCTATTAGCTCCTTCTTCGTCGCCTGCGTCTAGATAGGCTTTGGCCCCTGTAGCCATCTGGGCGACTATTTGGCCCATCTCCATTTTTGTAGCTTCATCAAGTCTCGATTGTTGTCTCTGGGCTAGTTGTGTCTGAGCCTCTCTAGATTTTATCTGAGACTGTGAGACAGGATCTAATCCCTGCATTTGTGCAAGTTTTGCCTGTTCTTGTTCTAATGCTAACGCTTGCATTTTTGGAGCGTTATACATGTCTAGCAGACTACCTGCAGCCTGCATTCCTTGTTGTAGTCCTGCGAATGGGTTAGCCATAATTAAAGCCCCAAGTATTGATCAAATTGTGCCGTAGTTGGCTGGAATCCGCCGGTTAGTTGAGTATTTAAACCACCTGTCCCTAGTGTCGAGGTAGGTTGAAATTGCCCCATTCCGTACATGCCCATTCCTGCTAGACCGCCGATCATTTGATTCCGTGCCTGTGCTGCTCCTAGAGTCCCTGCTGCTTGTGCTTGGCCTTGGGCTAGGGATAAGTTACCCATCTGACTAGCTGCGCTCATACCTGCTTGTCCGGTCTGTGCTGCTGAGGCTTGGCCTAGTCTTGCGGCGTCGAATAGGTTAGCCGTTTGCCTCTGGGCTAGATCCTCTTGTGTTAGTCCTGCTTGCATTCTATCCGTAGTTGCTTGTCGTCCTAGTTGATCAAGTCCGAACCCTAGACTTTCTTGTCCTGCCATTTGTTGTTGTTGTAGTCCTACCTGGCTCATGCCCATTCGCTGACGGTCTGCTATGTCTTGTCGCTGAAGCTCGTTCATCTGGAGCCCGAACGTTATAGCCTGGGGAACTAGTCTTTGTTGTAAAGACTCCGCCGTTCCTCCTGACCCTAATTTACCCCTAGCGGCCTGGTTTGCCATTAATCTCCGGGTTACATCCTCTTGCATTGCTTGTAATAGAGGATTTTGTAATAACCCTGGCCCCATGTTAGCCATAGGATCGAACGCCATCTGGCGCTCTTGTGCGCTCTGTAGAAGGGGATTAGCCAAAGGGTCATAATCTAGTCTTTGTTGTTGTGCCTGAGCTAGTAAAGGACTAGACATAGGGTCATAGTCCATTCGCTCTTGCATAGCCACGTCTAACAGTTCATTTGTAGGCTGCTGGTAGGTTTGCTGAGTAGGAGAAGTAATGCCGGTATTCTGCTGTGCAACTGTAGAAGTCTGCGAAGGTGCGAAACGGTCCGGTAATGGGTTGGCTTGCTGGTATTCCTCAAAAGTCTGAATGCCCTTACCACGTTGAATTGATGCAGCAGTTTCTGACGTATTAAATTCGATCTGTTGAGGTGTTGGGTTCTCCACTCCCATAGATCTTAGATAGTCTATTTTTTGCTGTTGCTCATCTTGTGCGGTCTGCTCCTGGGCCACGTTATACGCTTGTGACCCCTGAATCGTTGGATCTTGTTGAAAACCACCGAATCCTAATTGTTGGGATAGGGGATCTAAAGCGGCTGAGCCAAACGCTTTAAATGGATCTAGATCCCTTCTGAGATCATCCAAGGCTTGCTGTTGAAATTGCTGGGCCTCTGCTGCTGATGCTGATTGTTCTGATGCTGCGTCTCTAGTCGCTTCACCTGCTTTCTTACCAGCGTATACAGTAGCACCTGCTCCCACTACTATTGCTGTGCCTACAAATGACATAGTGCCCCCTTAATTTCCTCGTATTCTTTGAACGTTTCACACGTTATAACGCCGTTTTTATCCATGTCTTCTAGATCATCTGATGGGGCTGGATGGAATGTTATCCATGTTGTTTCTTCATGTGTGTAAAGTAATCTTTTTGTCCCTGCTGGGGTAATTCCCTTAAATGGCCCCTGTCTTGTTACTACCTCTTTGCCGTCATAAACGCTTACTTTTCCCTTAGTAATTATATAAGGGTGTTCTTCTAGATGAACCTTAGAGAAAACCAGCTGCCCTGCTGGCATAGTTAATTCTCTGATATAAATACCTGGCGTCATGGATTCTTGAAGTTCGTAGCCATGAGAAAGACAAGAATGTCTATCCATAGTCTCGGCGGACTCCTGAATCCTTTTTTCGATTCCTTCTATCCATTCCCTATACTCAGGTTCTGAAAGAGGCTTATCAGGTATTATGTCTAGGATCTTTTTATCCCCGAAATCTGACTTACTGTTATAGCTGTTGCTGTGTGTGCCGTAACTGTCAGTTTGGCTGAATTACCTCCGCCAACCATTCTAGGTACGTCTATGTCTCTATAGTCATCGGCTGGGATGGAATATTCATTTAAACAATTATCAGCGTCTGATTCAGTTCCTGCGGAAGCCTGCACCCACATAGACACTTTAGCCGCCGTAGCTGTGTAATTTGTGAATCTAATAGTTAGGTTGTCCACCGATTCACCAGCGTTCGCCAGAGTAAATAAATCATCATTTGATCCACTTGACACTATTGCCGAATCGAAAAGGTTTGATTGATAATCTAAGGCCATGCTATACCCCTGAGTCTATGCGTTCTTCTAGTTCATATAATTTGTTTTCTAATCGCCTATTGTTCGTTTTTAACACTGTGTAATCTGAAATATAGGTATTTCTTGTTGTATGGTTATGTTCTTCTATATACTCATTAACTATGTTTTTTATAACTGGCTCTTTGTACATTAACTCATGAACCTGATCTATTAACTTGTTCCTTTCTCTCTTTACAGACGATATTTCACACCTTGATTCGTATACTTCAGATTGTAGAGCTCGGTTTGATCTTTTTAAAGAGTCTATCTGTGATTGTAAATGCGCAATATCATCAACTATGAATCTAGAATTCCTGTTGCCTCCATCTTCTAGAACTTGTGTTACTTCAATATTCTCTATCTTATCTACTGATCCCCCGGTCCTATCTCTTATCTGTCTTATGATGTCTATTAAAGACTCAAAGAAGGGCCTAAGATCTTTATCATTTCTTATCTTTGCCGGGATGGGTATTAATAAAGGATCTACCGTTGTCACCAGCCAGCCTCCCTCAATTCAATTGCAGCAGAATGTATACCAGTAAAACAAGGATCACTAACACGGATTCGGATAATGACATCATAAAACCCTAACATGTTGTACCATTCGACCCTACGGACTGATTCACCCTCACGGCCTAGTTTTATCCAGTCTTCGTTTGAAAAGCTCCTACCGCCATCTATTGAGCTAGAGATCATTAATTCAGGATCAGGGGAATCGGTATTACCTACCCCGGTTTCCATCATTATCTCAGCCCTAGACATTAAAAGCCTTTTACCTGGGGAACCTAGTTGAAGCCCGTTAATAGGAGCTGAATCTCGTTGTCGGATAATCGTTGAACCGTTAGAAGTGTAGGTGTCGAAATCCCATTCATATACGTCCCCGGAATCGTAATCACAGATAAGATGCTTTCCGAATGCGAAGACATAGCCGTTCATAAGGTGCCTGGGGAAATCCGGTGTTGTTCCTGTGGATAACCTAATCCATTCACCTGTGCGTTCGCTAACCGCAAAGGTTTTGTTACTAGTTGGTAATTGCACAATGTAGAAGTGCTGCCCGTCTAGCTGAACCACGTACCCTTGTGCGTCACTAGTTACAGATTCTCGGAATTCCTTAGCTATAGCGCTTGGAGTTACACTTTCGGGCTGATAGGCCGATACTCTATAAACCACGTCATCATCGCCCAGAAAATAAAGAAACTCATCCGAATTAGCCATAGAAAAGGGACTAGCCACACCTACTTGAGTAGTCGATTGCTGTATTCTGTCAAAAGGTGGTGATCCCTCTCCAGAGTTGTACCAAATCTCTAGGGACGATTCCCCACCCATGTATACCCGTTCATTAAAACTATATATCTGAACAAGATCGTCGGGGTAGCTCTCGGCGGAAGCATAGTTTAATCCGTCTATAGTTATAGGGTCACCTGCATTCGCCACACCAAACCTCTGACCGGTGCCCTGGTAAATCATTTGATTATTTATGTATGTGAGCGTTTGTGCGTTCTCAAGATCTGAATCAGTTATAGTGGTCACTGTGCCGTTATATCTATATGTTGCGCTACCTGTTCTAATGACCAGGTTTGTACCATCTGAGGCTAAAGAGCATCTGTTAGCCCCTGGGATTGTTCCTACGTTGGTCCTATTTCCTAGGGAATCTATCTCAATTAATCCGGTATCGACTATTAAATATACTTTATCGTTATGAAACTCAAACCCCCTAGTAGTTCCTGCTACCCCTGCTGAAAACATTTTCTCACCAGGCCAAGGTAATAATGCCGTAGGGGTTCTACCTGATCCCTGATTATCGACGTATAAATTCACCGAACTCTGACTAGACCAGAATCTAGACCTAGAATTGTTCTCACCTCCGACGAAATTCACAGGAACAGTTTTCAAGGTGTACTTCCCTCTTGTTTCATAGCCGGAGCTGCACCATAGCGTCCTCTTCGTTCTTGCTTCTGGGCGTCTATTAGTTTCTTTTCGAAGATCCCATCGTAATAGAGGGCGGTTTGTTCATCCCTAGCCCATCGATGTAATTCAGCAAGAGATCCGTACAAATATAAATCAGGGTAATTAGTCAACACGTCATTAGTCGTATTTGAACTAGTCAAAGGCACGAGGACTTTGTAATAGCTCATCTCTAAAGTGTAAGCACTGTCTGGGACTCTATCAAACTCTATCTGAGACGTTATTGTGTAATACTTGGGCCTACCCGTGGATAGAATAGGCATACTCTTAGGGGCTCTGTAGTGGATCTCATAGTTAGGGCTTCCAGTTATCGTAAGTCTACGCATTTGAAGAAACCCATCAGGAAGCGCTAGGAATCTACCACTCATAGAAGCAGTTGCACGTTCTTCGTTAGTCCTTAGCTGTAACCTAGTGTCAATTCTAGACTCAGCTAGGTCTATGAAGTCGTCGATAACGTCACTGATATCGGTTCTATGTGAAAACCTTTCTATGGCTTGCTTCAATTTAGCGTAGGTATCTAATCCCATTTTTTAACCACCACATAAAAGCCACCGGGGGCATGTGAGAATGAGTGAATATCGAACCTTTCCCAAATCTTGGGCAACCACCACCTAAAATCTTCTTGAATTAGGTGTGCATTCCTACCGTCTGAAAGAGTCTTAACCGCTGGGCCTGTGTGGATAGTGAAAAACCCATGACCTAGTGTTAGTTCCTGTAAATCGTCTAATACGTTATCAAGTAAATCGGGTTCAATATGTTCCAATACGTCAATACAAGTAACAAATTCTCTAGGGGTTGGCCTTTCTGAATACTCCTCTCGACCAGGGTCGTACATCTCCAAGGTTAAATAGTGCTCAGGTTTGATATTCTCAGCCAATCGACCCTTTCCACAACCATAATCTAGCATGTCTTTGGGCTTGATTTTATTGAGTATATCAGTTACTAGGGGAGCATACGATACCGATGCGACTCCGTAATTGGGATTCTCGTGTAGCTTCTGTTGTTCCTTTCGGTACTCTTCGCTAATCAGCATGAAGCATCATCTCCCTTTCTTCGAACCACTCCCCGGCCCATTCTTGATTCTCGTACCCTTTGAAACAGGGTGTCCCTAGTGTGTAATGAATGATCTTAGCAAAAGGGTTCCGATCTAGTTCACCCACGAGATGATTATATTCCTTCGGTAGCTCTCCTACTTTTTCAGCCCATTCGAACTGATGGAGATATTTCCCTGACTTAGTATTAACGACTTGAGGTGTTAGCTTTTTGACCGGAGACCTCCAGTTGTTGAAAACCATTAGACTAGACCAGTTCTTTTTAGGGTAAACGTGCTGCTTGTTTCCCAAGAATTTATCTGTTCCTTTCGGTTGATAATCGTGCATAACTACAGACACATCATTAAAGCCAGCGTAATCAAGTAATTCGTATATGTCACACCGGACAAGCATGTCACAGTCCATAAATATACTTTGCCCTTGATACCCTGATAAATAGGGAGTAAGAAACCTCGAAAAACTAAACTCTGTAGATCCGTCTTCCATACCCCTCGTGAATTCTGGAATGTTCCTTTTATTTATCGGTATAAACTCACATGGCCCCGATGAATAACGCATTATCGAGTTCACTAGTACGTGATAGGCCACTGTCTCCCTCTGATCGAATCCTATGCAAATCCTCACTAATCCCCCTCACTGATTTTTTAAAGTTTCCTCGGTGTAATCTGACGCTTTTGAACCACGGGAATGTATCGCCGTGAGTATGGTATCTATAACCAGCCCAATCAGGAACAAGCACATCACAAGGGACGCCAAGAGCACCAGCGAAATAGACCACAGTAGTACACACAGTAACGACACGATCCAAATTAGCAATGATCGCAAGTAAATCCTCAAGGTCTGAACCTTTTCTAACACCTCTATCCCAATACTTAATGCCCTTCTCTTTAAGTTCATCCTCGTCCACCTTTTTATAGTCAAGGCATATTAGATTCTCACCGAATAACGGTTCAAAGGTGTCTAGTGTAGTTGTTCGTTGTTTCTCCCTGGTTTCCTTTCCTCCTCCCATCATTGAAAAACCGATCCTTGGACCGTCTCCCATTATGGAATCCCACATCTTTACCCGTTCTGGATCTGGGGTTAAAAAAGGCTTCCCTGGGTAATCCTCGTCTTTTTTTCTGAAGAAGTAAGGTAATTGCCCTATAGCTATTTGATAATCGAACTCGTCACCAGGTTCGATCTCTAGAGTGTCTTTGAATCTCTGCCCATACACCGAGTATGGGAGGGATCTCTTAAATATACTCTCTAGTCTTTTGTCACAGTCAAAAACTATCCTATTAGTCTTAGCTAGGTCTTTTAGACAAGTAGCAAACATGACCTCATCGCCGACGCCCTGTTCTCCATAGACTAAAACCGTACCCTCTTGGCCTTCCCAATTAGGAACACCGTAGTTCTTGGCCTCTCGGTTCTTGACTCCTAGTGTTTGGTAATACTCATCCCACCCTGACCAATCCCTAAGCATTAACTTAGCCAGTCCTTTATTGTGTTTGGCTGACCTCATGTTAGGGTCCATTCCTAAAGCCTGCTCACAAAGAGAAATGCACTTTTTGGGCTGACCTGTATGTAAATAAAGTAAAGCTTTATTGGCTATTGCATGAGTGTTTTTATTATTTAACCTATAAGACTTTTCAAATAGTTCTATGGCCTTCTCTGGGTTCGAGTTCTCTACACACATTCCCATGTTGGAATAAATTTCTGACCTATCCGGCCTCATCTGGGCGCATCTTTGATACATATGATAGGCTAGTCCCGTTTTCCCTGCGTTCATCATTATGTAGGCCGCCATGAATAGCGCCATCTCGGACTCACTAGAATCAGGGTCATCATCCAGAATATCGTTTAATATCCTCAACGATTCCTCTGGATTTTCCTCTGCTAACTCCTTTGCCTCCAATAACCTCATATACGGTCCACTGTCCTTAGATATTTGTAGTCTGGGGAACTTAATAGCTTCTCAATCCTTGGCAAGTCTTCCTTTCGGTTGAAATCAATGTCGTATTTTTGTTTCCATTCCATGAGTACAGTATTCGGTACTCGTGCGAAGTGGTAATAATCGTTTTTAATCCCTCTTTGCTTCAATAAAGGCTCGTTTTGACATGCCTTATTAAATTTAACTATCCGTGAGCAATCTTGGGAAGTCTGGATACTGAAAGATCCATCACCGTTACCCTCGAAAGTCTCTTTAATCCCCGTGTAAGGGTCGTAACTAATAACTTTACCCATCTTTCCAGCCCTTAAGTCTTGCATATCTTATAGCTTGCCTGGTTACGCCAAACTCTTTTGCCCAATACGTGTTTGGCTTGTCGCTTTCTCTTATGGCCCTAACCATATCCTCATTAAGCTTTGCATTAGGGTGAGATGAACCCTTTAACTGTCTATTAACTCGTCTTCCCTTGGCGTCCATGTCCCTTACATTGTCAGCTTGACTTCCCAGCACTAGGTGTCTTGGATTAACGCAAAGCCTGTTATCGCACTTATGCATAACAACCATTCCGTGATAACCATCAAGGTGACCTATTTCCCCTTTGTGAATTATGTATGAAAGCCTGTGAGCAAGTATCTTGCTAGACTTCCTTCCGCCCTTACCTATAACACCGTAACCGCTAACCCTTGACTTTGCCTTCCATTCCCAGCACTCATCCGGCCCCCTCTTGTCTACCTGACGCCAAAACCTTTCCTCTAGACTTGCTCTGGATCTTATTCCATCTTCCGTTGTTCCTGTTCTTATTAGCCTGTTGTAGTGCTTACTACACATACCAGAACAATATTTTTTTGAACCACAACCCTCTATTATGCAAACCATGACGCTCTCCTTTGTTGGAAAGCGCCACTTTACCACGGTGATGTAAAGCTATCAACTAACCGTAAGATCAGTCACTTTCCCTGAACTTGCTTCGTTCTTAACACATAGAGTGAACTCGGTTAGCATCTGGCGTTTTTCACTGTCACCAGTTTTCGCCAGTGGGTTCAACTCCATTGGTCTTAGATAGGCCACTGAGAAGTAATCCATATCTAGGACGAAAGCAGTCTGATCACGTTGAAAACGGTTAGGAACTAATTTTAGAGTGCCGTAGTTTGATTTATAGAAATCAATAGCGCCCATCAAAGTAACGTCCATTCCCTGATCCGCTCGTGTCTCTAGCGTAGAGATACCAGTAAAACCAGAGATTACCGTTCGGTTGTGTGGTCCGACCATGATCATAGTTGGATCACCACCAGCTACCCAACACTCCTTGATTACTGCATCCAAAGTTGACTTCTCGAAAGTACCAGCAACTGTTGAATCAGTAGGAGCCGCAACAGTACCTGATGCGAAACCAGGGGTCGTCTGAGCCGTTCCAGTTCCTTCTGAGGTCTTGTTAGAAGACAACCACGACTCCAAACCAGCAGACGCTCTAGCAGTACCAGCACCACCAGCAGAAGAGGCTTGGTTTTGAGTAAGAGCGAACTCCATGTCTCTTTTAAGCTCTTTACCACGTTTTGCCACCTGGTAGGCTAATTCATCAGCCCTACCGGCTTGGTCGATTGCTCTAGCAGTACCCGAGACAATTACTGTCTTTTGGGAAATCTGACAATAATTACCTACACGAGTAGTAGCCGTGTATGTCTTAGCCGTTGGGTCATCACCTTCCAAGGCCAAGTTAGCAGCAGCAGCATCTAATGAATCGGTCTGCCATTCGTGGAAAACACTAGAAGCCTTAGAACGTGCAATACCGTTCATGAAAGGTGTTTCAGTTGGTGAAATGTCATAGATCAGATCTAATAGATCCTCTCTATCACCCACTGTTGAATATTGTGTAACTGTGTTAGTTGGTAGAGTCATTTACTTATCCTCATAAGCCTAGTAGATCTTTAATGGCCGCCTGAGCATCTCCCCTTTTGCCAGTCTTCTTGAGTCTATCCCTTGAGGTCTTAGTATTGACCGGTTGAGGGACTCCTCCGCCTGGTTTCTGGCTCCTGGGGGGCTCTTTGGCTCGTTTTGTTTCTATCGGCTTAGAACTTATCTCATCGAATAGAGAAGCCTTATGGATGAGTTTAATCAATCTATGATCGTAGATGTTTCCTAGATCTGATTCACTAAAACCAGCATCAATAAGGGTCTTACTCATCTTCTTGAGATCAGAATCCATCTTCGAATCGTCAAGCCATTCAGGTATTACTTGCTTCCACTTCGCCTGTTCTGCTTGAACGATCTCCTGATGTTTCTTGTTCATTTCCTCCGCTGCTTTGTCTTTATACTTCTTGACCTTTTGAACTTTGGATTCGAACTTGTTCCTCTGCCGATAATACTCTTCGGGGTCTTCATCTCTTAGCTGCTTCATCTCATCAGAATCTAAATACTGAGCTTCTCCGAAAAGGATCTGCTCTAGCTCCTGAACCTGTGTAGCTAATTCTTGTTCTTTTGCTTCGAGACTCTTACGCCGTTCCGCAACCTCCGATGTTTTCTTACGATAATCCGCCTCCATCATCAAACCTTTAGGAATGATATCTAGGTCCACGTCTTCCGTTAAAACATCAAATTCAATGTCACGGTCGTTTAGTTTCGCTTTCACTCGTCTAGACTTCGGTTCTGTATCACCCGTAGGTGTTTCCTCTCCGTCTGTCTTAGCTTCTGCAGGGGCTTCCCCCTTTGGCTTATGGGTTGGCGTCTCCGCTCCCAGTAATGACCTCAAGCGGTCGTGATGGCTCCCTTGTGGGTTGGCCATAAATCCTCCTATCGAATCATCCGTTTAATTGCTATGTCGTTAATCTGTTCAACCTGTCCAGTCTTAATGTGCTTTTCTAGGACTCTTTCGAAGCAATCCACTGACCTAAGCATATAGTACATGTCGTCTCTTAGGTCGCTTTGGTCATGACTACTATTGCGAATATTGTTAATACAAGCGGTCCTAATATCATTAATGGCATCCTTTATAAAAGAATTATCCAATGTTGCCTTGGCTTTATCTGCTCTCTGTTCGGGTGTCATATCAAACTCCCTGGTACGTTTTTATTGCTGTCTGCTTCGATCTTGGTTAATTCTACTGCAATCTTATCGTCGTGTTGTGTTTGATCTTGCTGGGCCTTCAGCATGTCGAACTGGGCCTTAGTTTGGATCTTTAATATCTCTCTATCAGTAGTGGCTTGTTGTTTGATCATCTCAGCCTCAGCTAACATGTTCTGGCTTTGCGCTTGCAAGGCTTGGTTCTCTCTAGTTAGCTTCTCGATCTCTGCGATTAGTAACTGTTGTGGGATCTCTGGATCGTTAAAGTACAATTCAGGTTCTTTTAATCCCACTTCTTTAATCAGTCTCGAATAAGCGTTGTATAGTTTTTTCTGATCAACTATTGGAGCACCTAACTGTAGGAGTTCTTTCATCTGAGCTATCAAGAAACTAAGATTACCTATTTTCTCTTGTCTGTCTCCAGATCCTGCGCCAACATCTACGTTGCAATTCGTCTTATACTTCCATTCCGTAGGATCTACTTGTCTGGGCTCACCGAATAATCTTATCTGAACGGGTTCATCTTGGTACTTAGCCGCTAGGGACGCAATCTTCTCGAAGATATGCTTAACCGCACCATCAGCCGCCAATCTAGCAATGAGCTCAATTCTCATCTGTGCTGAGTCTCTCTGACCGGCGAAGGCTGTGGCCGTTTTATTTAATATCTCAGTGTCTACACCTTGAGAATACCTAGTAACCCCTGTTCTAACCTCTCTCATTGTGTCTGTGTATTCTATCGCTTGGAGAATAGCCGGGGTTTGATTAGTCGTCGGGAGCGGTAGCATCGAATCACTGACCGGACCCATTCCATCTACCCGAACTAATCCACCTGGTCTAGGTGTTAATAGGTCATCTAGCTCTACACGTTCATTCACAACCATTCGATTAAAGTTTGTCGAATAGATATTATTCAACATCTGTCTAAGTAAATTAGACTTTAAATATTGAATATCCGCCACTTGATCCGCTGGGCACGTTCCCACCGCCTTATGTGGCATTGGAACAGGTACAAACACACAAAACGGATGATCTTCTACCCGTTTCTTATCGAGGACTTTCCCGTTAGCGTAGAAGACTTGCCATAGTTCCGATATGCCGTCTTCATCGGCATCCATGTATACATAATATTCACCTAGATAAATCACATCTTTAGACTTATCACTAGTGGGGTTTGTGTCGTAGTCTTCCTCTAAGTCCCAATTCCTGGCTAGTTTAACTTCGTTATCAAGCTCTTCATTCTTCCCTAGTGTATCTACTACTTCCTTATCAAATCCCATCTGTAGAAGCTCTGAACGAGTCCTAGGGGTTCTTTGTCCTATGAATGGGGGTTCGTTGAAGTCCCTTGCTCTACGGGCCACCAGGAGTTCATCCGCAGGCACGTTCTCTACGTTGGGCCTACCCTTAGAATTGATCCACTCACCCTTTACGTTAGTTAGCCCTTCCTTGTCTTTCCGTGCTGAAGTGATTCTAAACTTGGGCTCCATCTTGAGCCGCATTAATTCCATCTCGTCCAAACCCCGGAACTCATCCGCTTCTACTTCTTCAGAGTCATCCCATGAGACTTTGACCACTCCGGTATATTGAAGTAATCCATCTTTAAACATGTCATGAAGTATTCGATCACCATCATTCTGTCGATTGAATACCCAATGGCAATACTCGGTTTTATCTTCTGCTTCCTGGTCATACCTTGGATCAGTGGCTGTGAATGTCGCTATGTATTTACCCTGGGTGAAGATCCTCATTAGCTGAGGTAACATTGTCTCAACTACGTCACTAACGTCACTAGTGACCATTGAAGACATACCCTCGACCTCATCGCCGAAGGGTCTCTGATTGTAATAGTCAAGTAGGGTTGCTCTGTTCTGCTGGATTTCGCTGCCTTCCCCCAGAAACCCTAGAGCCATTCTTTCCTCGGCCCCGACTATTTGCCCTATCTCTTGATCTGAGATCATCAACTATCGCCTTGAGTTCGTTTAGCTCCTCTCGAAGCGCTTTTATTTCTAATCTGGTTTTAACATCCATCAACACATCCCGATTTTAGGCTGCTTTAGTTTCCGCTTGGCCTTGGGTTCCTCATAAACTGTCGCACACATTCCTATAGCATCTGCTGAGTGACTAGCCCAATTATGATCTGGTCCTAGGTCTATGCCTCTTTTTTCATCGATCTTCTTCGAGTAATAAGCCAGGGCACTACAACCGCCCTCACACTTCTTGTCGAACCACATCTGATTGAACCTATCCCTCATGTTCTCTACACGTTGCTTAGCTGCTCCCTTGCCTTGATTCGGTATGACCGTGACCTTATACCCTAAGTCCTCAAACTTACTAGCGTATGAGGCTCTGATGGTCTTCTCGTTCGTGTCTCCATCGTGGGGTAAAACTACCTCGGCCCTGCCTGGTGTGTAGTTGTTCTCTCTCATCCATTCAACGTGATGACTCATCTCCTGACCTTGGACTTCGTAGTGATTAACTACTAGTATTTTCATCCCTACAAACTGAACAGCCCAGAATACAAAATTATCACTCTTAGCCCCTGTCCCTCCAATGTCCGTGAATAGCTTAACTACGTGCAATGGATTCTCAGGTACATCTACAAGCCACCTATCCTCGTCCTTAGCTTGTTGTATATTCTTCGTGAAGTAACTCCCTGGCTTAACTTCTAAATAGCCACCTTCCCAAACGTGCTCATAAGTATCCGGTCTTTTCTCTTTGTCCTCTTCCCTTTCTTCGTTTAACGCTGTTTCTTTAAACCAAGGATTGTCTTGCCAGTTTATTTCTACTATCGAGCTATTCTCTGGTGGATCTTGTCTGAACCTTTCGTCTGTAGCTGATCCCTTTCTCTCCGGGTTCCAAGTTACCCAAATCTCCGACCCTTGCTCCCTTATCGTTGGGACTACCTTTCTCCAGCACTCGTCTGTTACAGGTTCTGCTTCATCAACCCAGCAGATTAATATTCGACTCTTTGACTTAATCGAGTCGATGTTATGCCTCAAACCCTGGAAGACATAACTAATCCGACCGCACTTTGTCCTTATGTACCTTTCGCCAACATCGAAAAACTGACTTAAATAATCATCTTCAAGAATTGCAAACTTCACCTCTGCAAAGCTCGAATCATCCAAACTATTCTGTAGTTCCCTTCCGCAAAGTATGACCCCTGACTGACCCGATTGTGATAACTGTACCGCTCGAACCGCAGTCATCTTAGCGAACGTCCTGGTCTTACCTGAGCCCCTTCCTCCAAATGCTCCCTTGTACCTTGATGGGTTCCATTTCCCACTCCTAAAAAATACCGGTATTAGCTTCTCAGGAATCTGAAGCTGATGATATCCCGACAACCTGAATCCCCTTTATCTCTAATGGTCCGCCATCGTCTCCCGTTAATTCTACTGCTTTTCTTTTCGGATAAACATATTGAGCCAGTTCTTTGGCGGCACTAAGTAAGAGATTATGATCTCCCTCGGCCTTTGCTTCCTTACAAACTAATGCCATGTCCTCTATAGGATCACAGCCCAATTCTTTAAGCCTGTCTATTAAAGCCTGGTTCTTCTTATTGGGCGTCCCTTTCTGCCTTCCGCCTCTTCTTTCTCCTGGTTTAGATCCCCTTGGCATAGCTACCTCTGCTACCTTAGTATTAAGCCTTTGTTCATGTTGTTTTTTAATAAGCCTTAGCTTTCTCTAAAAGGCTAGCTTTGGTCTCTTCGGGAAAATACTTATCCCTTGATTCAGCACTACAGATAGCTGCCTTCATCTGACCTAATGGACTCATTAGTTCCCGTTTTGCTCTTATCTTACTCTTTAACTCTTCTAATGGCTTTTTTAGTTCTTGGTGTTTGTCCATTAATTCATCTATGTCCTTTTGAATAAGGTTCATAGATTCGGTTAAACCTTGAACTACTTCGTTTTCTTGGTCGTTCAATTTAGTGATCTTGATTCTCATTAGGCCACCGTGAAAGTAGAGGTTGTGAAATCAATAGTTAATGTCTCACCTGAAGCCAGGGTGAGGTTACTACCGTAGTCATACCAGCAAAGCAAAGGGTCAGCCGGTGATACTGGTGTATCGTTGTATATCACCACATATCGAAAAGTAGCTACTGCGCCGGAAGCGGTTAAGACTAGATCATTGAATAACTGTGTGAAAGTCCCCGATGTTTGGGAACTCGTGGCTGTCGTAAGGTTCCTGCTTGATAGATTCGTATAACTTATCTGCGTTAGGTCTGCTAATACTGAATTAGTAGCTACAGGGGCATTTGCTGCTGCTGTTAAAGCAACTACGAATTGATCAGTAGAGGCTGTGTAAACCCCTTCTAGCCAATCTTCTACCGTTTGGTTGAACTTGTTATAAGTTGCCACAGCTATCTCCTATAGAACTGTCCAAATTGAATCGTCGAGAGTTTGTACTGTCCAAATTGAATCGTCGTTAGTTTGTACTGTCCAGACTATTCCACTGCTTTGGAGTAGATTACTGGCTCCAGTGTATATATATGATCCTGATTGTACACCAAGCACATAAACTTGTCCAAAGTCAACAGTCGTACCGGAATAAGTATATGTTCCTGAGTTTGCTGATATTGTGTAGCCCCTGTCTAGGCTTGCAGCAGTTCCTGAGTATGTATATGTTCCAGAGTCTGCCGCACTAATCAGCCCTGCCTCTACCCCTGCTGCGGCTCCTGAATAGGTATATGTTCCATTGTTAGCCGATAGTGTAAAGCTACCCGGAGATTCAAAAGTTAGTGTGGCATCCGTCCCTGTGTAAGTATATGACCCTGAGTTAGCCGCTAAGGTCCCATCCCTTGCTACTGTCGCCGCTGTACCTGTGTAGGTGTAACTTCCTGAATCCGCCGCTAGGTTAAATCCTGCTTTTAAGGATACCGCTGTACCTGAATAGGTATATGCCCCTGAGTCGACTTGTACTCTAAACCCGTATGGAAGATCTACCGCTGTCCCAGTGTATGTGTACGTTCCTGAATCTGCCGGTAGATTAGAACCTTTCTCTATCCCTGCTACTGTTCCGGTTATTGTGTATACACCAGAATCTGCGGTTATTGTGAATGATCCTGAAGCAGCCCCTGAGAATATGTAGGTTACGTCGATTGCTGGTTTTAATATTTGGTAAGGTGCCTTAGAAAGGCTTATCGCTTCCGCCTTACTGACCGGCTCCGTTATAGCACAAACAAAGTGGTTAAGCTGCTGAGGAGCGCTTACACCAT